TCAGGTCCAGTTCGCGCGGAACCGGCGCGTCGCTTCGATCGGACCGTGGCCGAGCCAGCGGTCGGGATCGCCAAAGCGGGCCGCAACAGCCGCTGCAACGCTTGGCGCACGTTGTGCTACGGCCAGCGCGGCAGCGCGCGCGCAATCATCGCGGGCGAGGGCAAAGGCCGGGCCCACAGCCGCTTCGCGCAGCCCGGCCAGAGCATCGAACGTCGCGGCACCAAAGTCGCCCGCCGGGCACCAGACGAGGCGATCCGGACCGGGGCCGCCGCGCGCCAGCGCCAGCCTGACATCGGCAGGCCCAAGCCCGGCCAGCAGATCGCGCGCGCGCCGCGATTGATGCCACAAACTGCTCGGCGCACAGACAGATAGGGACGATGGGGCCGATAGGGGCGACGGGGGCATCGATTACGCTCCTGCAGCGATGTGGCTTCAGGATTTATCCGTTATTCAGATATTTTCAATCGCACCCCACAAGCGACTCTTTATCCGATCACGCCGACATCAGATAACCGGGGCGCTTTTCCAGACAACTTTGCCAAGCACCGAGAAATCGTCATCGCTGACCAGGAAAGCCCGATGCGCCGGATTGCTGGAGCAGGGCTCGAAGCGGGCCGGTTCGCGGCGATAGCGCTTGACCGTCGCCTCACCGCCGCTGTTGGCGATCAGATAGACCCCGCCGGGAGACAGTTCCTTTTGCCCCGGATCGACCAGGATCAATCCGCCATCCTCAATCAGCAGATCCATCGAATCACCGCTCACTTCGATGCCGAATGCGCCGCGTCCGGCCAGACGCCCGGGAACGGGCATGTGCCCCAGGGGCACTTCGACAGCTTCACGCCAACGCCCCGCGCCCGCAATACCAATGACCGGAACGATGCCGTAATCCGGCACGGCTTCATCGGGACCGGATTCACGAAGCCGTGCCGAAGCGGATTCGGGCGGCGCAAACGCATGCGCCGACGGCGCCCGGGCCTGACCGGTCGCATCGAGCCCGAGCAAGCCATAGATCGCGGCGGCCTCATCGACAGTAACGCGGCGCTTTCCGGCCAAGAGCGCAGAGACCGCCGATTGACTGGCAAACCCGAGCGCCTCGGCCAGATGAGCCTGACTGATCGAGCGCGCCTTCATGGTCTGGCGCACAAGCATGGCATCGAAAGCACGCATCAAGCGGCCCCTGTGAAAGTGTGTTTCAACGCAATATCAGATTAACTGTAATCCGAAAAGCGAATTATCACCATTTTCGGATCGTCTGTTGTATCCGAAAATCAGATTATGCAGTAGGCCGTTCACATGCAGGCCGAACCACCGAGTCACCCCCCTCCCCCCTTCTGGGTTTCGGTGGCGACAGGGCACAGTCCTGTCCCTTCCGGCGATCCTTAGCCGGCCCGGCCGCATGGCCAGCGACCGTTTCCCCAGCGGCGCTCGCAAAGCCTGGCGGTGGGTGCGCCATTCCGGCGCCCCACCGCCTCATTTCCGCCCACCGCCCCATTTCCGCCCACCGCCCTGCGGCAGTCGACACCATTGGGAGATTGAGACGTTGATGAAGCAGACCCCGATGAAACAAGCCGGAAACTGTCTTGACGCGTTCTGGGACGAGGAAGCCGCATGCAGCCTTGCGCCTCTTCCCATGCCGCCGCACATCCCTGCCGATGCATTGGGCGCAGCGGAACGCATTGCCTATCGCCTGATCAACCATGCCGCCGAAAACGGGCAGCCTTGTCCGGTCAATATCGACATCGAAGTCGCCGCCGGATTCAATTCGAGCTCGATGGGCCCCAAACTGGTGCGCAAGCTGGAAAGCAGGGGCCTGATTCGGGTCAGCCGGTTTCAGCGGTTTCGCCTCGTTGAAATCGTGGCCACCGGCAAGCAGACCGCGCGCCATCCATCGATGCAGGCGGATCGACCGTTGGTTCGACGCGGAGCGCGCTCCGCCTCTGCGATGGGTCTGCCAAGCGATCGCAAGCCTTATGCCGCACGCTGAAACGGGCGGGAAACCCGCAAGCCCGCGCAAACGCGCTCCAGCCACCAAGCAGGCCACCGTGCAGACCACGCCCAGGACGAGAACGCGCAAGGCCGCTGCCGCCACACCTGCCCCGCCAAACGGCCAGAGACGTGGCGATGCCGCCATGGCGCGGGCGCATACCGGCGATGCCCTGGCAACGCTCGTTGCGATCATGACCAATGGCGATGCTCCGGCGACAGCGCGGGTCAGCGCCGCCAATGCCGTGCTGGACCGCGCCTGGGGCAAGCCGCGCCAGGATTTCGAGTTTTCGAGCGCGGGCGATCCCGTTGCCGCGATCCAACGCGCCCGCCAGCGCGTGCATCGGCAGAGCCAGGCAACAGGCGCGGAGGCAGCATCGGATGAAAAAGCAAGTCCACAGGATGGATAAGGCCGAAACGGACCCGGTGCTGGCGCTGGCCGATGACATCGGCACATTTACCGCCGATCCGCTCGGCTATGCGCTTTATGCCTTCCCCTGGGGCGAAGGCGATCTTGCCGAAATGACCGGCCCGCGCGGCTGGCAGCGCGCGGTGATGGAGGAGATCCGCGATCACTTGTCCGATCCGGCGCGACGATTTCAGCCGTTGCGAGTGGCGCGCGCGTCGGGCCACGGGATCGGCAAGTCGGCGCTGATCGGCATGCTGATCAAATGGGCGCTCGACACCTGCCCGGATACGCGCGTCATTGTCACTGCCAATACCGAGGCGCAGTTGCGCACCAAGACTGCGCCCGAACTGGGCAAATGGGCGCAGATGTCGCTGACGTCGGCATGGTTTCGGCAAAGCGCGACGGCGATGATTTCGACAATGCCGGGGCGCGAAAAATCCTGGCGTTGCGACCTGGTTACCTGGAGCGAGAGCAATACCGAAGCGTTTGCCGGGCTGCACAATCAGGGCAAGCGCATCGTGCTGGTGTTCGACGAAGCCTCGGGGATCGCCGACAAAGTCTGGGAAGTGGCGCTTGGCGCGCTGACCGATGCCGATACCGAAATCATCTGGCTGGCTTTTGGCAACCCGACCAATGCCGGCGGCGCTTTTCGCGAATGTTTTGGCCGCCATCGCGCGCTGTGGCGCACCGCGCAAATCGACGCGCGCGATGTCGAAGGCACCAACAAGGCCTATCTCGACGAGCTGATACGCACATTCGGCGAAGATTCCGATGTCGCCCGCGTGCGGGTGCGCGGCCAGTTTCCGTCGTCCAATGCCATGCAGTTCATTGGCGCGCGCGACATCGAGGCCGCGCAAGCGCGCGCGGTTCCGGATATGGCCGGGGGCGAGCCGGTGATCTTTGGCGTCGATTGCGCTCGCTATGGCGACGATGAAAGCGTGCTGGCGATCCGTTGCGGCAGCGATGCACGATCGCGGCCCTGGCAATCATGGCGCGCCACCGACGCCATGCAGCTCGCCGGTGACATCGCGCTGGCCACGCAGCGCTGGCAGCCCGATGCGATCATGGTCGATGCCGGGAATATCGGCGCGGCGATCGTCGACCGGCTGCGCCAGCTGGTCGGCGATGTGCCGGTGATCGAAGTGTGGTTTGGCGGCGAAGGCCGCGATGCCGAGCTGGAGCCCGGTGTCGCGGTGCATACCGCCAACAAGCGTGCCGAAATCTGGGCGCGGATGCGCGCCTGGCTGCGGCGCGGCGCCATTCCCGACGTGCCGCGCCTGCGCGACGATCTGGCCGGGCCGACGTATGGTTTCGCCGCCGACGACACGCGCATCAGGCTGGAACGCAAAGTCGACATGAAGCGCCGGGGCCTGCCCTCGCCTGACTGGGCCGATGCGCTCGCCTGCACGTTTGCCGAGCCGGTCCTGCCGCGACGCGTGCCCAATTGGCTCGATCCCGAACGCGTGGCCGCAATGCGCGACGATGATCGCTATACCGAGCTGGACTGAGCGAGCCCGTGCCCGGCAAGAAGCAAGCGGCAGACTCTGGCATGATCGGCAAGCTGGGCGACGATCGCGCGCTCGATCATCGCGCGGTCGGGGCTGAGCATCAATTCGATCGCAAGGCCCCGGAAATTGGCGACGAGCGTGCGCGCATGGACTTTCAGATCCTCGACGGCCGCGACCCCGGCAGCATCGGCGATCCGGGTCATGATGGCGTCAATTTCGCTTTCCATGCGCAACGCATCGGGGCGGATCGCCGCCGCCAGATCCCTGTCCCAACGCGAGGCGAGCAGGATTTCGGTCACGGCCGTCGCCGCCGGAAGGCGATAGGATTCCCGGATCGCCAGTGCGAGGTGCATGAGGCGTGCGACCGGATCGACTGCCGCACCGGCCTCGACGCAATCGACCATCGCGCGCATCGCCCGCGCAAAGGCACCGGCGATCAGCGCGATGCGGTTGGGAAACTGGTTGAGCACCGACCCCCGGCCAAGCCCGGCCTCAGCCAGCACCACCGCGACCGTTGTCCCGGCGTAGCCATGGTGGTGCAGACACTCGATCGTCGCGCCGAGAATCGTATCGCGGGTGACGGCTCCGCGCCGGTTTCGCCGTTTTTCGCCTGACATCGCCTTCACATCCCGGGCGCCCGACCGGCGCGCCGGGCGTGTCGTAGGCGTCCGTGAATTATTGGTCAATGATGACCATAAAAATCGACGACGCGCGATCCAAAGCGAATCATGCCTGGGTTAAGCCGTGCTCGTCAACCACAGGAGGCCAGCATGTGCAGCACCCCGACGATCCCGACCGTGCCGGTTCGGCAACCGGTGCAATTGCCCGACCAGGGCGCCCCTGCCGGCACCGCTGACCCCGAGGCATGGCAGCGTACCGTGCTGGCCGGCATGGTCACCGGGCCGCAAGGCGTGCTCGGAGCGCCGAGCGTCAGCAAGCCCACGCTGGGTTGAGGAGCCAAAGGCGAATGACCGGGAACGCAGATATTCGCAGCCACTGCGAGCAGCGGCTGGCGCTGATGAAATCGATACGGACCGACTACGAATCGGAGACCGAGCAGATCGCGCGCTTTGCCCAGCCGGCGCGATCGCGGTTCTTGCGCAACAGCAAGGACCAGAACGGCGGGCGCCGTCGCATGTGGAACAAGACGCTGTTCGATCCGCACGGCATCGAGGCATTTCGCACGCTGACCAATGGCATGACCAGCGGATTGTCGAGCGCATCGCGGCCGTGGTTCACGCTGAAACTGACCGACGATGCGGCGATGCAGGCCAACGGCGTTCGTGCATGGCTGTCGGACGTGGAACGGCGCCTCTACGCCTTTTTCGCGTCGACCAATTTCTATGCCGCCGCCAAATCGGGCTATGGCGAAATGGGCCTGTTTGGCACCGAAGGCTGCGTCATGGTCGAACATCCGACTGCGGGCGCAGTGTGCCATGCGCTGACTTTCGGCGAATACTGGATCGGCCTGTCCGACGCTCTGACGCCCGACACGCTCTACCGCGTCTGCCCGATGAGCGTGAAACAGGCGGTCGAGACGTTTGGCGAGGCCTGTTCGCCGGTGATCCGCTCGCTTTACGATCGCAGCCAGTATGAAGCGCCGGTCGAGATCTATCACGCGATCGAGCCCGATCCGCATTACAATCCGATGCAATTCGGCGCCAAGCCCTGGCGATCGGTCTATTGGGATCCGTCCGATCGGTCGGACACCGTGCTGCGCCTGTCGGGCTATCACGAACAGCCGTTCTGGGCGCCGCGCTGGGACGTTGTCGGCGGCGATACGTATGGCGTTTCGCCCGGCATGGAAGCGTTGCCCGCGTTGCGCGAATTGCAGATGCAGGCCAAGCGCCGCAACGAAGCGATCGACCAGATGGTCAAGCCCGAAAAGATCGCGCCGCCCAATGTCCGGCTGACCGGCGAGCCGGGGCGCGTCGTGGCCGCGGCAGGGGTCGATCGCGATCAGATCTTCATCCCCTATCAGATGCCCTATCAGGCGGTCGCAGCGATCGGCGAGGAAATGGACAAATGCCGGCGACAGATTGATTCGCTTGCGTTTGCCGACTTGTTCAACGCGATCACCAACATGGCCGGAATCCAGCCGCGCACGGTCGAGGAAATCGCCGCGCGCAACGAGGAAAAGCTGACTCAGTTGGGCCCGGTGATCGAGCGGGTCGCCAACGAAAAGCTCCAGGTCGCGATCGAGCGCGGCTTTGGCATCTTGCACCGGGGCGGGTTTTTGCCGCCGGTTCCACCCGCGCTGTCCGAAAAGCAGCTCAATGTCGAATTCGTGTCGATCCTTCAGCAGATGCAGCGAATGGTCGGTCTCGGCCAGATCGAACGCGTGGTCGGCTTTGTCGGGAATTTGGCTGCGGTCCATCCCGATGCGCTCGACAAGATCGATTTCGACGAGGCAATCGACGAATACGGCTATCGCGCCGGGGCCCCCGCCCGGCTGATCCGTCCGGCCCGCGAAGTCGCCGCCTTGCGCAAGGCACGCGCCGAACAGGCGGCCACGGCCCGGACTTTGGCGGCGATGCCGGCGATGAAAGCCGGCGCGGACGCCGCACGACTGCTCGCGGCGACCGATGTGGGCAACGGCGACAGCTTGCTCGCGCGGCTGCTGCCTCCCGCCTGATCGTTCCCACGACATTCGTCAAACACGCGCCCTGTTTCGGCGCCAGAGCCGGGGCCTGCCCATGCCATTCGACGCGAAAGATGCCGAGTTTCTGCTGACCCGGCCGGAATTTCGCCGATTTTTGTTCGCCGCGATCCAAAACGCCGGGATCCTGGGGCAGACAGTTTCGGCGAGCACAGCAGCAAGCCGCGATCTCGGCCATCTCGAAGGCCGCCGCGCGCTGGGTTTCGACATCCTGATGCTGGTCCACGCAGGTCAAAGCGAAGCCGTTCGCAGCGGCGATCCCGACGGGATCACCACGCTTGGCCTGTGCCTGACCGAGGCGCTCAACTGCAAGGAAAGCCAAAGTGACAGACGCCGTACCCGCGACAACGCCCGCTATGACGAGCTCCCCCACACCGGCTGAGACCACCGCCCCGACCGAAAGCCAGGCGCCGGTCTCGACCATGGGCGATCAGCCCGCGATTGCGACACCGAACATTCCCCCACCTGCTCCCCAGCCGTCTGCGCCGATCACGCCCGAGCGATACGAGCTGATGCTCGAAGGCTTTGCGATCGATCCGTCGCTGGTTCAAAACGCCGATCCGGTGCTGCGCGAAATCGGGCTGAGCAACGATGCCGCCAACAAGCTCCTGCCGGTGGCGCGCGACATCATGGCGCGCACGCAGGAAAGTCTGGTGCGCCAGATCGAGGACGCCGCCGCCGTCCAGAAAAAGACCTGGCATGACGCCTTTGTCGCCGACCCCGAAATCGGCGGAGTGCGCCGCGCGGAAACCGAACACCTGGCCGCCAAGGCGCTCGACGCATTGGGCTATGCGCAAGGACACCCGTTTCGCGAAGCGCTCAACACCAGCGGCTTTGGCAATCACCCCGACATGATCCGCGCCTTTCGCCGCCTTGGCGAACTGGTCGGTGAAGATGGCGGGCTTGTCCGTCCGATGACCGCCAGCAGCCGGTCACGACCGATCTGGGAACGGCTCTATCCCGACGACGGACGCTGAATTGCGCGTCGGTGCCGCCTGCATCTTGCAGGCAGCACCGACGCCTCAAGGAGCGAATGATGCCGGCCACATCGCGCCCGATACCCCCGAGCCGGCGCCATCCGTGCCCGCCGTTTTTTGCGGGATTCCCCCTAAGGAGACCTAAGCTATGGCCATTCTTGGCAGCTCGTATTGGAATCTGATCGACGTTCTGAAGTCCAGCAGCGACGGCATCGGCGATGTGGTCGAAGCGCTGACCCAGCTTACGCCGTTCATGAAAGACGCCAACGTCGTCAATTGCAACAGCGGCACGGAGCATCGCTCGTCGATCCGCACCGGCCTGCCCTCGGTATCGTGGGGCGCATTGTACCAAGGCATTGCCCAGTCCAAGGGCAATTATACCGAAGTCAAGGACACGACCGGCTTTGTCGAAGGCCTGTCGAGCGTCGATGAACGCCTGCTCAACCTGAAACCGGCGGAATCGGCAAAGCTGCGCCTGGTCGAAGGCCAGGGTTTCCTCGAAGCCATTGCGCAAACCGTCGAAAGCGCGATCTGGTATTCCGACGTCAAGGTCAACGGCAAGCAGTTCCACGGCATGGGGCCGCGCTTCAACTCGCAGCAGAACCCCAATGTGATCAGCGCCGGCGCGACCGGCTCGAACAACACCTCGATCTGGTTCGTCACGCACGGCGATGCCCAGACCTCGGTGATCGTGCCCGACAATATCCCAGGCGGCATCCAGCGCGAGGACATGGGGCGCCAGCGGGTGCTCGATGCGAACGGCAACCCCTTCTACGTCAAGGAAGAAAAGTTCACGCAGCACGTCGGGCTGTGTGTCAAGGACTGGCGCTACAACGCGCGCATCTGCAATATCGACGTGCCCACCGTCATCGCCGGTTCGATCGCGCTCAACCCGCTGATGCGTCATGCCTACTACAAATTGCAGGGTCGGCGCGCGTATCGCCTCGAAGCCGAAGGGCAGATCAGCCCTGGTCGCACCGTGATCTACATGAACCGCACGTTGCTCGAAGCGCTTGATGCCGAAGGCAGTAACAGCCGCTCCGGCGTCGACAATTTCGTCCGTCTGACCCCGATGGAAATCCAGGGCGAAGAAGTGCTGACCTGGCGCGGCATTCCCGTCCGCGAAACCGACGCGCTGCTCTCCACCGAAACGCTGGTTTCTTAAGATTCCGGTCGGCCGACCGGATCGCGCGCCTGGCGCCTGATCCGGTCGGCACCTCAAAGCAATTTCCCTTGAAAACAAGGATATTTCTTCATGATCATCGACACTTCGCTCGTGTTCAGCGACCAGCAGGCGGTGACCGTTTCGGCCCCGTCGATCAACACCATCGACCTTGGCGTGACCGGCACGCCGTTTGGCGCCACAAATCCGCTGGTGCGCGATATTGGCCGGGGCGAGCCGGTCGACCTGTCGGTTTCGGTCGCTCAGGCCTTTGCCGGGCTCACCTCGCTGCAGGTTTCGGTCCAGACTTCGCCCGACAATGCCACCTGGACGACCGTCGACAGCGGCGCGACCGTTGCTGCGGCGCAGTTGGTTACCGGCTATCTTTTCCGCGTTCCGCACCTCGTGCAGAACGCCAGCGCGCGTTACCTGCGTCTGTATTATACCGTGGCCGGGACCGCGACGCAGGGGACCATCAACGCGGCAATCGTCGCCAGCCGTCAGAGCAACATCGGCGCCGGTGGCATCTGATGCCGGCCTATCGCGCCAGGCAGGCGATCTATCTCAGCAGCGAACGCCGACTGATTGCGGAAGGCGAGATCTTCAACAGCGACGAGACCCCGGGCCACGCGTGGATTCCCCTGGAAACCCCGCCGCCCGCGGCAACCACCCCGGCGCGCCGCACCGCAGCGCCGACCGCAAAATGATCGCTGCGTAAGAGGGATGCGGGGCGTCAACCCGATCGACGCTCCGCATCCCCTCCCCAGCATTCGACCGACGAACCTTATCGGTTCGCCAGCCAGGCATTTCACAGGACATTCCGGCATGGCAACGCTTGACGACATCTGCAACATGGCTCTGGCGGAAATCGCCGCAGGCCCGATCACTGACGTCACCGACGGCTCGATCGAGGCGCGCGAAGTCAGCCGCTTCGCCGCACCTTTGCTCGCCGAAGTCTCGCTGTGGTCGGACTGGAGCTGGGCGGTCACGCGCGCAGCGTTGACGGAAGTGACCAACGATCGCCCGGCGGAATGGACCCATGCCTATGCCGTGCCGGCCAATTGCGCCCGCCCGCTGGCCATCCGCCAAGTGCAGGACAATGCCTGCTGGTTGCCGCAAGGCGGACCTTTTCCGTTTCCTGTGCAGGATTCGATCCAGCTCGCCTTTCTGCACGAAGGGGGCCTGATCTATACCAACGTGAAAAACGCAACGCTGGTCTATGGCGCGGTGCTGACCGATCCGACAAGTCTGCCGCCGCTCGTCCAGCGCGCCTTTGCGCTCGAACTTGCCGCGCGCGTTGCCATTCCGATCCGCAAGGACACCGGGCTTGCCCGTGAACTTGGCGCTGCAGCCGAACTCGCCCGGGCCCGCGCCATTGCCGAGGATTACAACCAGCGGGTCAGGCGCCCGGCCAGCTATATCAGCGAGGCAGCGTTTGCCCGTGCCGGAATTGGGGGCGAGCTGTGACGATGCGCATTCCCCAGGTCAATTTCAGCAAAGGCGAACTGGCCCCGGAACTTTACGGCCGGTTTGACGTCGACGCATGGCAATCGGCACTGCGCCAGGCGCGCAACGTGATCGTGATGAAATACGGCGGCGTGACCAAGCGCCCGGGCACGCGGCTGGTCGGGACCGTCATCAACGCCGGTCAACCCACCCGGCTGGTCCCCTTCCAGTTTTCGATGACCCAGACTTATGTGCTGGAAATGGGCCAGGGCTATATGGCGCCCTGCGCGCTGGGCGGGCGCATCCTGGAAGGCGAACAGCCGATCACCGCGATAACCAATGCGGCCAATGCGCGGCTGACTATCGCTTTCCACGGCTTTGCAGTCGGCGACCTGATCTATATCGACGGGGTCGCAGACGGCATGGGCGCCGTGCTCAATTACCGCACCTGGTCCGTAACGGCAGTGATCGATGCAAACACGCTGACGATCAATGCCGACACCACCACTTGCCCGGCTTTTTCCGGCTGTACCGGCGGGACGGCGAACACCTCTCCGCCCATCGTCGTCCCGCCACCTGCGGTTCCACCGCCATCGTCGACCACGCTTGCGCCGACCGTATCATACGGCGGCGGCCTTGGCAGCAATCGCCAGAAGGATTGACCCAATGGGAGCTTCGCGCGTGTACCAGGCCGGTTCACCCTACAACGGCGTAGAACTGGCCGATCTCGATTACGAACAGACCGCCGACACGCTGTATTTGGCGCATCTCAGCCATCCACCAACCAAGCTGGTACGGTCGAGCAACACCAACTGGTCGTTCAACACGGTACAGTTCACCCCCACGATCGCCGCACCGGCAAGCTGCACAATCAGCGCGACCGTGGCGGATACCGATGTGGCCAACAACGGGCTGAATTATTTCCCCGAGACTGCCAAGTATTGTGTCACCGCGGTGGACGACAACACCACCGAGGAAAGCCGTGCCTCGCCTACGGCAAGCGCATACAACGACCTGACGCTCAAACGCAATTACAACACATTGACGTGGACGGCGGCATCGAGGGCGACGCGATACAACATCTACAAGGCCGACAACACCCAATTTTATGGATACATCGGCACGACTACCAGCCTGACCTTCATCGATGACAATATTGGCCCGGCCTATACCCAGGCTCCGCCTATGGCCAACAATCCGTTTTCCTCTGCGGGAAACTACCCGTCGACCGTGACGCTGTTTGAGCAGCGCTCGATCTGGGCTCGTTCGACGAATGTACCGCACGGCATCTGGACATCAAAGTCGGGCCTGATCGAGAACATGGACTATTCGACGCCCTTGCGCGCCGATGATGGCATGAGTTTCGCCATCATGGCGGGCCGCGTCAATTCGGTGAACCAGTTGACTTCGACCACGTCGCTTTTGGCACTGACCAGCGACAGCGTGTTCGCCATCGCCGGCAGTGCCGGCGGGGGGCCGCTTAACGGATCGACTCCGCCGTCGATCCAGCGGCAGGTCGGCCGCGGTTCGTCGCGACTGCCGCCGCTGGTGGTCGACAACGTCGTGTTCTATGTCCCGTCGATCGGATGCTCGATCCGCAGTCTGGGTTATAATTATGTCATCAATGGCCTGCGCGCAAATGACATCACGATATTTTCGCCGCATTTCTTCGAAGGCCATACAATCGTGTCGTGGTGTTACAGCCAGGAACCCCGATCGCTGATCTGGGCTGCGCGTGATGACGGCGCCCTGCTGTGTTTTACCTGGGAGCAAGAACAGAACGTCTGGGGCTGGACACTTTGCGAGACCGCCGGCAATGTCCTGTCGGTCTGCTCGATCACCGAAAATGGCGAGGATCGGGTCTACCTGATCGTCGAGCGCACGATCGCGGGCAAGACGAGCTGTTTCGTCGAACGCATGGTCTCGCACTTGTGGGATACGCCTTCGGATTGCTGCTTTCTCGACTGCGCGGTTTCAGCCAGCCTGGCCGCGCCGCAATCGACTTTCACCGGCCTGTGGCATCTTGAGGGATGTACCAATGTGGCTGGTCTGGCCGACGGCGTTCCCGTATCCGGGCTGACTGTAACCAACGGCACGATCACGCTGCCATCATCGATCGGCACGGCATCGAACGTGTCGTTTGGGCTGCCCTATGAAGTCGATATCGAAACCCTGCCGCTGCGGATCACCATGCCCGGGGCAGGATCCAACATCGGCAGAATGCAAAATCCGGCGAAGGCTGTGCTCACATTGCGCGAAACGGGCCCAATCGAGGCCGGGATTGGCAGCCAGGACCTGTTTCCTGTCGTGCCCCGTGCCACCGACGCCCCGAACGCACTGTATGACGGCACCTACCAGGTAACCATGGACAACAAGGTTCGGGACGAATGCACCGTCTGGATCAGGCAAACCGCGCCGATGCCCTTTACGCTGCTGGGCGTCGCGGTTGATCCGGTGATCGGCGGATGATGGGCAAGGCCACGTCCTCCATCCGGCTCGTGCCTGGAGATCATACCCATGTCGACGCGCTTGCCCGACGTTTGCGCGCGATCGACCGGATCGAGTGCGAGGCGATGGGGCGGTCCGCCAGTCAGGCGCTGCGCCATGGGCTTGCCGTGAGCGCACAAGTCTGGACCGCGCTCGTCGATGGCGAGCCCCACGCAATGTTTGGGGTGGTCGTCGAATCCGCAGCGGGTGGCGACGCCGTGCCCTGGTTTCTGGGCAGCGACCTGGTCGCGCGGCACGGTCGCGCGCTGATCGCGCAAGGCCCGGCGATCCTTGCTGCGATGCATCGCCATGGCATTCGCTTGCGCAATTTCGTGTCCTCGGAAAACCGGGCGGCGATCCGCCTGCTCGAACACTGGGGATTTACCGTGGAACAGGAGCTTGTCGTCATGCGTGGTATCGCCTTTCGACGTTTCATCCGGGAGATCATGTGATGTGTGCGCCCATCGTGCCTCTTATCGCGACAGGCCTTGGAGCCATCGGCACCGGGGTCAACATGGCCGCGTCGATAGGCCAGGCCAGAGCCCAGGCCGCCGCTGCCAACGCCAATGCCGCAGCGGAAAGCAATGCGGCACAGATCGGCCAGCAGAACATGCGTGATGCCGCGCTGCAGCAGTACCGGCAGATGGCCTCGGTCAGCGGTCAGCAAAACATGACGGCAGCCGCCAACGGCGATGCCACAGGCTATGGCACGGCGGCCAATGCGGTGAACGACACGCAGATCCTGGGGCAGGAAAACCTCGCCCGAATCTATGCCCAGGGCAACCAGAACCTGATCGGTTCCGACGTCGCAGTCGCCAATGATCTCGGGCAGGCCGCTGTGGCAAACAGCCGGGGCAATGCCGCACTGGTCGGAGGCCTGTTCAATCTGGGCACCGGCCTGCTTGGCGCCGGTTCATCCGGTGGCGGCGGATTTGGCACGGCGCTGGGCGGCGCAAGCCAGTATGCGCCGTTCAAGGCGGGGATGGGGCTATGATGCGCGCGCCGACTTATACCCCGACCTTCACCCCGGTAGAAGCCTATCACGCCCGGTTTACGGCGCCCTCGGGGCCGACATTGGGCAATACCATCGGGCGCGTACTGGTGGCAGGCGGTGCGGATCTGAACCAGATGTCATCGATTCATGCGGCGATTCAGGCGCTGACCGATGACACAGCCGGTCGGGCGCGAGCGTTGCAGGACAAGGCGGCGTTGACCAATCTGGTCGATACCCATGCCGGCCTGAATGGCGGTGCAGCCGTTGCCACGCAGCCCCAGGCACTCGACGAACTGACAAAGATCCAGGCTGCCGGTCAGGCAGCGCTGGGAACACCGGGCATGATCACGGCATACGATCAGCAGATCGGTCCGGCGCTGAACGATGCCGCCAATCAAATCACCGGCCACGCCTTGCGCCAGGCCGGCGTCGAGCGGCAGGCAGTCACCGATCAGGAGTTGCAGTCCGCCCAGCAGGCGGCGGCCTCTGCCTGGCAGGATCCGGCCCGGTTTGTTCAAGGGCTCGACACGGTAAAGGCAATTGCCGCAGGCCAGACCGGCAACGCGGAAAATGAGGACGATCGCGCGGCCGTCGTGCGCACGGCGGTTGGCGGAGCCGTGGCGAAAGCTGTCGGTCAGGCCCTTGCGGCCGGAGAGCCGGAATTTGCCGCGCACATCATGGGCGGCTGGGGCGACACACTGGCGCCGGCAGCCTACCAAGTGGCAGTGGCACGGCTGGGTCAGGCTGCACAGACGCAACGCATGGCCTCGATCTTTGGCGAAGCGGCCGGCGGCAACGCCCAGACAGCCGGCGCCGAAACGCCGCCGCCCTCGCCCGACGCGATTGCGATTTCAGCGCCCACCGGAGCCGCCGTTCATCCGATCGCCGGTGGCACGGTTACCGCACTCGACGGTGCGCCGGACAACGCAACGGTACGGATTTTGCATCCCGACGGCAGCAGCACCGCCTATGGCGGACTGGGGATGGCAGCCGTTGCGCCCGGCGATCTGGTCACCCCGGGGCATGTCATCGGCAGCGCCAGCCCGGTCATCACGCTGGCGGCCACGTCTCCGGCGGGCGATGCAGCCGATGCCGGAACGTTGTTGCGCAATGCGGGCGGGATCGGCGCAGTTATCGGACAGGCGGATACGCCACGGTCCTGGGACATTTCGGCGATGCGCGATCGCATTGCCCAACGGGGCGATCTTTCGCCCGAAGATCAGGTTCTTGCCACCAATTTTGCCGTGCGCCGGATGACGGCGGATCAGGCGCAGTTGGCGGCAAACGATGCCGGCGCGGGCCGATCGATCGTTTCCCTGTTTGCGGCGTCTCCCGACAGCATCAGGCATGCCGCCGATCTGCCCGCCGATCTTGCCGCGCAAATGTCCCCCACGGCACTCGCCCGAGTCGATGCGGCGTTGCGCGGCGCAGCGCAAGCCGCGACAACACCAGCGCCGGATAATGCCACAGCGCTTCGGCTCGAACTCTTGCAACGCCAATCGCCCGACATCTTTTCCCAAGTGAACCTCGCACCGCTGATCGGCACCGTAAATCCGGCAGACCTGGCGCGAATTGCAGAAAACCAGGCCGCCGTCGCCACAGGCCAGGACGCGCGCGATCCGCAAGACCGACGGACGGCGATACTCGACGCTGTCGCCCAGCATGAAGTCATGAACGCCAACAGCCTGCCGGACGAAGCGCTGCCCGCCATACAAAACAGGGCCGACACACTGCTGCGGCTCAACCGGATCGATCCCGGCGACCGCACCACGATCGGAAATGCTGTCACCGACGCGATCCAAAGCCAGATCGGTCAATCGTAAGACCAGATCACAAGAGATGGCGATCAGCGCCTTTGCCGCGATCGCCGCACACTTCCTTCACCCCCGCAGGCAACCGCCCCGATCCATAGAGACCGGGGACAAGGAGCGACGCATGGCCGATATTACCACACCTGACCTCCTGCCCGGTGTTTCCGGCAGTGTTGTCAAGAAACGCCTTGTCGACATGGGCGACGGCACTTTTGCCGAAATGACGGTCACGACGCTTGCCGCCAGTGCGAACAGCGTTGGCACTGTCAACCTAGGCTCGCTTGGCGGCGCAGCCACCGCAGCGAACCAGGCGCTTTCCAACGCCACGCTTACTACGCTGACATCGCCCTATGTCACGGCGGTCTCAGCCCCGTTGACCGCGACGATCTCCGACACGACCGTACACACCCTCGGCCCGTTTACCCCGCAGCTTGCGCGCGCAATATGGTGCTTGCTCAACGCGACCATCGCAGCATCCGGCACGGCGCAGATCCTGCGCTCGGTCGACGGCGGCGCCACGAAAGTCGGGCTGACTGCCGCTGGCCAGCCCTGGGCCGCCTATACCTTTTCCGGCATCACCGGAGCGATCGCCAACGAACAGGTCGCCACCGAAACCAGCGCGCTTGCCACCTATTACCTTCAGATCACGCTGACCGCCGGGACGGTGGTTGCGAACCTGCATCAGTGAGGCACCCGATGATCCAATCCTTTCGTGTTGCCGCCGCGCTCGCTTTTGTGGCGATCCCGTCCGTCGCTTCCGCCCAGGTCGATACCACCGCGCGCGGCCTCGCCACGCAGGCCAAGGCCGCAGCCGCGATCGCGCAGAACACGGCCGCCGCGCCCGCCACAGTCACGATCTATGCCAAGGCCTATGGCGTGGTCGCCGATGGCGTCACCGCGAACGATACCACGCTGGCCAATGCGATCACCGCCGCCGCCACGGCCGCCAGCACGTATGCCAATGCGCAGTTTTACGAGGTCGTGCTGCCCGCCGGCCAGATCCGCATCACGCAACCGCTCGTGGTGATGCAGCCGATGACCAATGTCGGATTCCGCCTGCGCGGCGCGGGCCGCAACGGCACCGTCATCCTCGCCGATTTTGCCAGCACACAGCCCGCGCCGCAGTTCACGGTCAGCAGCGGCGGTTGTTCTGGTGTCTCGCTCTATCCGGTGATCGACTATGGCGCGCTCGTGGCCGTGCGCGTGCTCAATGGCGGCACCGGCTGCACCAGCGCCCCTACCGCCACGCTTGTCACCTACAACGCCTCAGGGTCGGTCGTCGGCTCCGGCGCAACCGTCACTCTCACCGTGGCCTCCGGCGCGGTCACGGGCGGCACTGTCACTGCAGGCGGCGCGGGCTACGCGCAGGACTATGCCGGAGACGCCATGGTCGTGCGCGGCCAGAACGTCCAGATCAGCGATCTGCAAATCATCTCGTCCACCGCGCGCGCTGCGGCGAACAACGGGGGCACCTCGGCCTATCCGTTCTTCACCATCAACAACGGCATCCGCTATGAGCCCGTGGGCGCCACGACCCAGACGATGGGCCTCAATACGCTCCAGCGCGTCAGCGTGACCGGCCAACCGGGCCACGGCATCAACGCCGCCCGGCAGGAACAGTGGGCCGTCGATCAGGTTCTTGCCTATGCAAATGGCGCCGATGGCTTCTTCATCCACACGCAGGGAGGCACTGCGGGCAGCTTCGGCATCGCCGACACGCTGCGCCAGGTGCGCTCGATCTCCAACGCCTATCGCGGGCTGCATGTCGAAGGGATGAGCGAAAGCTCGGTGATCGATTCGGTGGTGGGTGTGAACCTCACCGCCGGTACGCTCCCGACGGGCGTCAACGAGGAAATTTACCTCTATGCTACCCTCGGGTGGGACATGCGCGTCGATGTGGAGCGCAACGACGGCACCGCCGCCGGGCATTTCCTGATCAACCTTAACGGATGGGCCAACAAGGTTTCGGGCCTGTTCAGGGGCGGCCTTGCCGGAGTCTACTCACACAGCTGCCTGGCCTGCTCGTATGACGGCATCAGCGCGTATGGCAATGCTGCAGACACCACCAGCCTGGCCCTGGAAATCGACGGAGGCACTAATACCGCCGCATCTGCGCCGTATATCGGCCAGATCTATCTCGGCAATTACGTCTCAAATGGCTTCTATTCGGGAAACCAGTTCCCCTATCAAGGTTTCTACAAGGGCACCTTGCAGTTTAGCGGCCTCAAAGGATCGCAATACGCGGCCAGCGCGTCGTCGACGTACACCCCCGACCCGATCGGGGGGGGCGCCTACCAGACCTTGACGCTGACCGGGAACGTCACGATCGCCAACCCCGCCAACAACGCGGGCGGTCAAGTCTTGCGCCTGATCCTCGTTCAGGATGCCACTGGCAGCCGCACGGTCAGCTTCGGCACGTCCTATGTCGGCGCAAATGTCGGCAGCCTTGGCACGGGCGCGGCGACCAAGATCGGCATCATCGAATTCATGTACACCACCGCCGGAAGCCGAAATGTCTGGGTCCAGACGTTCTGGAGCGGGTGGCTGTGAATGTCCTCGATGCACTGACCGGCGCTGCACAGGTCGACCGTTTCATCCGGGGCACGAACTTCAACTGAGGCGGGCAGATGGCTGACCTAACCCACACAGATCTGCACAGGGACATGGGCCGCATGGAAGGACGGTTAGCCGCCATGGAAGACCGTTTTGGCCGGATGGAACAGACCCTTGATCGCATCGACCAGAGGCTTGCCAAGATCGAGAGCAAGGAAAGCCAGTTGCGCGGCGGTTGGTTCGTACTCGCAGGGATAGCAGCTGTTGCAGGCGCGGTTCTGCTGGCTGTGGTGGAGCATTACTGGAAATGACCCACGGTTTCACAGACGCGCTCGGCTTCGTTCTGCACGAGGAAGGCGCCTACAGCAACAATCCGCAGGACAAGGGCGGGATGACCAATCTCGGCGTGACCTGGCGCACATGGCAGGCATGGAGCGGCAGGCCTGCCACGGAACAGATTATGCGATCCTTGCGCATCATCGATGTCGCCCCGCTCTACCGGACGCAATATTGGTGCAAGATCGCGGGCGACAATCTCGGCGGTGCGCTGGGGCTCGCGGTATTTGACTTCGCCGTCAACGCTGGTGTGCCGCGCGCGGCAAAGATGCTGCAATCCATCGTGGGTGCGAAAGCTGATGGCGCGATCGGCCCCGGCACGCTGCGCGCGGTGCAGGCCTATGTCACCAGTATCGGGCTGGCCAAGCTGATCGCCCGGTTCTGCGATGCGCGGCGTGACTATTACCGGTTCTGCGATGATTTCCCCACATTCGAAAAGGGGTGGATCGAGCGCGTTGATCGGGTCGAGAAGGAGGCGCTCGCATGGGTTGGCTGAAACAGGCGCTCACGGGGCCTGACAATCAAACTGTCGCCATCGGGCGACTGGTCGGCATCATCATCACTATCGTCCTGCTGGTCGGCCTTCCCGTTGCCGCGGCGGCGACCGTCATCACCGGCAAGGTCGTCGTGGCCGACTGGACAACCCTTTTGACCGCGCTGTCGCTGTATGTGCCGGCCATCGTCGGCGCGATGACCGGCATGATCTGGGGCACCAATTCCACCGAACCGAAAGCAAAGGACCCTGACAATGGCTGA